GGTCTAGCCGTAGAGAATGATGCCATTGATATGTGGCGCAGGTCACGCGGTGAAATCGTATTCAAGAATGAAGAGATGTTTGTAAATGAGTACATCAAAGGCACGCCCGATTTACTTATCAAAGATGATGAAACAGGACTGGTTGTAAACGTGCCTGATATCAAAAGCAGTTGGGACATACACACCTTCATGGATGCAAAGCAGAATGATATAAGCAAAGATTACTACTGGCAGGGGCAAGCATATTGTTGGCTCACGGGCGCACCGCGTGCTACGTTTTGCTATGTGCTAGTAAGCGCACCTATTGAAATGATTAACGATGAAAAATACCGCCTATCGCGCAGACTAAATCTTATTGATCCACAAGGTGACCCTGTATTTTTAAAGAAGGCAAAGAGCATCGAACGTAACATGATATACGATATGCCACGATTTCTTCGTGAATACCCGGATGCAAACCTAGAAACACCACGCGATGAATGGGCGTTTGATATACCCATTGCTGAACGCATACACGAAAAGGTTGTTGAGTTTGATGAAGCGGCAATCGCAAAGCTTCAGGAGCGTGTACCAATGTGGCGTGAATACTTAAATACTTTAGCACTATGAAACGACCACTAAGCAACCGAAGCCAGCAAGCTGCAAATTATTATGATGAATCCTTTCGGTACTTCTGGAAACTCTATTTAAATCGTACTATAACCAAAGCAGCGTTTATTAGGCTAATGAACGAAAGTAAAGAAATAGCCGAAACTAATTGCCGCAAAGATATTATTCAAGCCTTTGATATGGGTTTCAAATATGGCGTGTTTTGGCATATTGAATCATCAAACACAAAAGAAAGTATAGGTAAATATGAAGGCACTGAATACTACCAAAACATATTTGAAGGAGGTGATAAATGAACGCACTTTGTACATTAATCATATGGGGGGGCATGCACTATGCAACCCCGGCATGGATGGAGAAACAGATTCCCGCTTGGATGTGGTCACGATATGAAATACACATAGCACCATACGGTACTAAGCTATCCAGTATCGCAAACGTAGACCCGAAGACAACCGCACTCATAGGATTTAGCGCAGGAGGTTTGGATGTGCTACGTAACTACTCACAGGATTATGCAATGGTGGTACTGCTTGACCCATCAACTCGCATGGATTATGCAAAGATTGCATACACCACTAACACCTACATGTTTTACAATCAATCTAATTGGGGCGGCACTAACAAGAGCATGGATGATGTAGCCAACCAAATCAATGCGACAGGTGGTAAGGCAGTAAGCATGAAGCTTAAGCACAACGAAATTCCCGCATACTTTTTTAATCACTTTAAAGGCGACTACTAATGAAAGCAATGACCATTGATCAACTCAAAGACCATGTGCGCAATTCGATGCAGCACTATTACAACAAAGAACAAGTAATTGAACTAATCAATAAGCTAAACAATGAAAGCAAAAGACAAAGCATGGCAACTGTACTCGAACTATTTTGATATAGTCGAAGGCGAAAAGCAAGAAGGTAACTTAGTTGATATACACATCAAAGCTTTGAACGCTGCGCTGTACTGCGTAGATGAAGCCATAGTAAATGCACCTACCGACATAGTAAATGACTTTGAAGGTACAGGTGAATACTACAGCGTTAAAGCCTACTATCAGCACGTGAAAAGTGAAATACTAAAACTCAAAGCACATGACAAGAAAACAACTGCAACAGTTTAGTGTTGATGAACTGCGAATGCTACGGCATAGATACCTAGCAGATACGCCAAAAGGCAGCACGGAATGTTGCCGGGTGAATCGCATCATTCACCGAATCAATCAAGAAATAGATTTTCAAAAAACATTTTTAATACATGAGTGAAACTAAAAAAGAAACCGCGCTGCGCACACTTAGCAAGTCATTACGCAAAAGATTCCAAGGCAAAACTGTAAACATATCTTGGATAGAACTGGATGCGTTTATGATGAAAGCGCAAACACGCGAATTAGAAAACATACTTAATGCCTACAATGAAGGCTATAACGATTGCAAAGCAGGAACACCAAACAGAACACAAGATGAAAGCAACACTAACATTTAACCTGCCTGATGATGCAGTAGAATACGAATACACTTTGAACGCTGCCCGGTATAAAGATGCACTTAGCGAGATCATGGAATTGATGCGCAGAGAATACAAGTACGGTGAACACGTTGAAGAAGTAAGTGATAAGATTGCAGATCTGTACGATAGGTTTATAGATATAACTGAAGGGCTGCTCGATGAATAGGTTTCTAATCCTTAGCAGCGGGCGCATCATTGCTGCACCTTGCGATAGCCATGCTTCCAAAGAAACCTGCCCAGTGCTTCACCTTCCGCATCAACCTTTTCCTCACTCCACTCAGGCTGAATGTGATGGAGGTATTCATGAATTAAGACAATGAAATAGCGCAGCGGTGGTAGTGTAGGGTCTATCTCAATCACATTATCACTATACAGCCCATCCGCTTTTTCGCGTCCAAGTTTGCGCTGAATAACTTTAGGATGTGGTTTGCGTTTCATTATCTTTGCGACATAGTGTAGTGGTTCATTGCATTATTGTTTTTGTTATAAATTGATACAATCAGGCTCCAAACGTGGAGCCTTTTTGTTATCTAATCTTGCCGTTAACAATCCTGTAATTACTCACTTCAAAATCTCCAGTATCCATTACGCGCACATGTGCAAAGCCATGATGGTGCTTATTGATGGGCATGTAATCAGGGTGCAGCTCACATAGACAGGCCACGCTCCAACACGTTGTTATCTTGCCATTGATGTTAGGCTCTGTATGTTCACTTGCTTGGTGGTGGTGTCCACACAATGCGCTGTCCTTTGCTCGCAAGAACAAACCGCGTGCGATGTTTACGGGACTGAATACCGATGCTCCCAGTTCATGCCCGTGTAATATGGTCAACTTGCCCGCGTGTATTATCTGCTTATCAGGAATAAACGTGATGTTGTACTTATCCAAGTGCATTAATGATTCAAAATTAAACTCATCCATACCCAACAAATCAGGTGCATTGCGCATGATGTAATGATCATAACGCACATCGTGATTACCGCACTTGTAATAGATGGCAGCATTCGGGAAAAGCTTGCGTAGCGTTTGCAAGAACTGCCTTGTCATTAGCACTTCATGCCCGAAGTTTCTTTTACGCGGGTCTTTTTCAAAGCGACTGATTGCATAAAAGTCTATGATATCACCATTAAGCAGGATAGTATTAACCTCATTCTCCAAACCATACTTCAATGCAAGCGTTAATGCCTGTATGTTATGATACGGCACGTGTATATCCGAAAGCAGAAGTATGTTATTGTGATTAATTGGTAGCTTAAATGGTTTATAGTTGGCCTCCTGTGATGGTGGCAGGTCAAGCGGGTTACTTTGTTCGGGCATCAACTCGTTTACCATATTGCCGAAGTCGGTAAAATGGTTTTCTAGTTTGCTTAAATTACCCTTTGCCTGCGATTTAACGGGTGAATGTGGTGCGAGGTTATGTCTTTTGCGCCAACTAAAATACAATCGCTCAAATGAGCTGTATTGCATTTTGATTTTGTGCTTATTCATGGCAGCACGTAGCCGTGAAGCTATCGAGCCTGTGCCTTCATGAACTTCTTTGTAAACCTCAAAGTATTCACCTTGCATAGTAGTTATTTATTGCCCCTGATATACCCGGCTAACTCCGCAAGATTGGTGCTAATGGTCAGGTTCTGTGACGCTATAACATCAATCTTCTTTTCAAGCTTATCAATGGCTTTGTTCTGTTCTTCTTTCATGGTATTCAACTTAGTATTGAATTCATCTTTGGTGTCTTTAAGTGATTCTGCAAGCATAGTTACTTCGCGTTTATGATATGACTCTACTTTGCCAAGTGCGCTGGATACTTTTACCACATCGCGCTTTAATGCGTAGTACAAACCCGTTAAGGACACAGCACCACCAATGATTGTTATAATATCTCTCGGTTGAATATCCATTTCTATAAGATTACAAAGTATAAAGTTGAAACTGCAAGCGCACTAATACCTACTGACAGGACCACGTTGTGTGCTATTAGTCTACGGTTGCGCTTCTTAAGGTCTTTTATCTGTAGTTCTTTCTCCTGTGCTATTGCCTTCTCTATGCTTTGCTTGTTGTCGTATATCTGTGCTAATGTCTCGTAGCTGTTGGCCTGTATGCCTGTGATTTTAGAATAGTAATGCGTCTTGAGTTTTTCAAGTTGGTATAGTGAATCTATTTCCATGCTCGTTTGATACCAGTACATCATGCTAGTGTAATTCAGATTCATCAGTTGCACCTCGTA